ATGAGCATCATTACGCCCATCGCCCCACTCCACGATGATTCACCTTTCACACCATATGAAGATGACGAAGAGGATGATGACTAAATGACTTTTGTTGCTCCACACAAACCTTCAAAGGTGTTGGCTAATGAACTCGCCGAGATTATTTCAAAGGCAGGTGCATGGTCGCCACGCTCTAAGCAAATTGCCATCGGGCCATCTGAAATCGGGCATGAATGCTCACGCCGTCTTGCTTACAAACTTCTTGATTGGGAAAAGATCAATGAGGGTGGCAGTAGCAGTTGGGCAGCCCAGGTGGGAACCGCAATTCATGCTTACTTGGCCGAAGTTTTTGCTAAGATTGAAGGATATGAAGTAGAGCAACGAGTCACTATTCGTTCAGGTCTATCAGGTTCAATTGACTTGTTTGATGTCAACCGTGGAATCGTGATGGATTGGAAAACAACCTCATCCAAGCAAATTGAAACGCGCAGGAAAGAAGGCGCGACCCAACAACAAATCATTCAGACTCAGCTTTATGGATACGGCAAAGCACAACAAGGTGTCACCGTCAACCATGTTGCAATTGTATATTTACCAACATCAGGTTCGCTTGATGATATGCACCTAGAGATGTACGAGTACGATGAGCAGGTTGCACTAGATGCACTTGCTCGCATTGACAGTTTATACACACTTCTTTCAACAGTTGATGTTGAGAGCAATCCGCAAATGTGGGATTTGATACCTGCCGAACCGAACCGACTATGCAGTTATTGCCCTTATTTTTTACCGTATAGCAAAGATTTATCTCGCGCCTGTCATGGAGATACCCAATGATGTGCGAATGTAACTCTTGCAAGTGCGGTCTGATACCGACAAAGGCACTCTCAGATGGTGTCAAAGAATGGGTGGAAAATAATCCACCGACAGAGTTAGACAACAACAACGAAGAGGGGGAACAGTAATGTTCACAGCACCAACGCAAGGTGGCGGTGATTCAGTCAAGGTTGCAGACTTGGCAGGAAAGCTGCTTATCATCACACCGATTGAACACAAGCGAGAAATCACAACAGTTCACGGTGTCACAGATGCAGTCGAGGTTGACCTTGTTGACCTAGATGGCAATGAAACACATTCAGGCATCTTGTTTTTCAATGTTGCACTCAAGAATGCTTTGAAAGAAAAGATCGGTCAGAAAGTTCTTGCTCGTATCGGGCAGGGAACTGCAAAACCAGGCAAGTCGGCACCGTGGGTCTTGATTGATGCCACAGGCAATCCTGATGATCTAGCAAAGGCAAATGCCTTCATCGGCGGTGGCAATGCGAAAGCATCCGCCCCTGCCGCACCACAAGCACCGATTGACACCAACAACTTGCCACCTGAAGTTCAGGCATTGTTGAATCAGTTGGGCGCAAAGCAGGTATAACTTTCCTGTGGCTTTAACCTTTCCTTTCGCCACGGGGAACGAGGTATGGGATTTGCGTTCTTGGGGAATTGCGCAGGTGGGTTCGACTCCCACCACCTCACAAGATAGAAAACTTTGAACGGGGGCAATGAATGAGTGATTATCAGCAAGCAATCCGCGAGGCGATATTCAAGCGAGAAAAAGATCAAGTGGCTATCTTCGAGATTGCCATTGAAGTCGAAAAAATTGTCCGAGAACACATTGCAAGTGAGATTGAAACTCACATTGACACAGATCACGAAGCACGAGCATTCACAGTATCGGCTGATATTGCAAGGGGTAAATAATGACCCCATTTTATGAATTCACCTGCGACTGTGGACACATTGCAGAAGTTTTTTTTGAGATGAATGATGACAAGAGAATCATTTGCGAAGGTTGCAAGAAGAAACTGATGCAACGCAAGTATTCATTGGGTGGCACCATCTTCAAAGGTGAAGGATGGGGTGGCAAATGATCACGGCAGTTTCATTGTTTGCAGGTGTAGGTGGTTTTGATTTAGCTCTTGAACGAAACGGTGTGAAGGTAGTTGCATCGGTTGAAATAGATAAGAAAGCACAGGAAGTGCTACGCCGACACTTTCCCAACTCAACAATTTTCGGTGACATCATGGGGGTAACAGGTGAACAACTCATCGCAGCAGGATTTATTCCACAATCAGGAATCATCACAGGTGGATTCCCTTGTCAAGATTTATCAGTTGCCGGTAAGCGAGCAGGATTGGGCGGAGAACGGAGTGGACTTTTCTGGCAAATCTGCCGACTCCTTGACGAAACAAGAGCGCAAAATTTTATCCTCGAAAATGTCCCTGGGTTACTTTCCTCAAATAACGGAAGAGACATGGCCGTTGTCGTTGAAGCGTTGGTCAAGCGCGGGTATCGCATCGCCTACCGGGTGCTTGATGCTCAACACTTCGGAGTACCCCAACGCCGCCGTAGAGTGTTCATTGTCGGATGTCTTGGAGACTCAGGGAGATCACCTGAAGAAATACTCGCTATCTCCCAAAGCCGCCCAGGGTATCTTGAGGCGAGCAAATCGAAGAGAAAAGACATTGCCACCGCAACTTCAAAAGGCTCTCGAATCAGTAGCGGAGAAATCGTAGGAACACTTCAAGCAAGTGACTACAAATTTCCACAACAACAGCAAGCACACGAAAACAAGATTGTCATTCAAGAAGTTTTTGGTCAATCAGGATTTTCAAAATACACGGAAGGCGTGACAACACTCACGGCAACTTCTTACAAGAGACCTGAAGATAATGTTGTTCTTCACGAAAGCTAAGCGAGCGCAAAATGTAAATGATTATGAATCTTGGATTTCGGGGGGGGTAGCACCAACATTGAACGCAATGGATAACAACGGTGAAGCATTTGCAACAGTTTTGATCATTGATGGAACTCGTGTTGATGATGTCAGAGTGTATGAAGATGGGATTATGCCAACAGTAATTTCAAGGTATGGAACAGGTGGGGGAAATGTGCCGATGATTTTTGAAGAACAACCGATTGCATATTCAGTCAGAGAAGATGCGAAAGCGAACACTTTTAGTGCTACCGAAACAGAAACATCATTGACTTTGCAAGGTCATTTGCCATCACCGCAATCTCATCATGCACAATTGTTCCTTGCTGAAACTTCAACTGTTCGCCGATTGACACCTGTTGAATGTGAACGCCTTCAAGGGTTCCCTGATGATTGGACATCAGGACAGGCAGATTCAAACCGCTATAAGCAAATGGGCAACGCCGTTGCAGTTCCTGTTGTTGAGTGGATTATTTCACGGATGGTCGGCAACGATGAATGAACTACTGCCAATCGCCCTGCGGTTCCTGAAAGAAGGAATCTCTGTCGTTCCTGTCGCCAATGACGGTTCTAAGCGACCTGCCTTTGCCTGGCAACGCTTTCAAGAGGAACTACCCAATACTGATGAATTGCTCATGTGGTTCAAGAATGGTGTTGATGGCATTGGCGTTGTCACCGGCAAGGTCTCTGGCAATCTTGAGATGCTTGAACTTGAAGGTCGCGCCGTAGCTCAAAAGATACATCTTGAGATTGCAGAGATTGCCAACAACTCAGGGTTGAAAGATTTATGGGAGCAATTGAACTCAGGCTATGTGGAGATGACACCTTCAGGTGGACTTCATTGGCTCTACAAGATTTCAGATGGCGAAGTTCCTGGCAATACAAAGTTGGCTCGCAAACCAGGTGAAGGTGGCAATGATGTGCTTGCCGAAACTCGCGGTCAAGGTGGGTTCACCATCACCGCACCTTCAGGTGGTTCAACACACCCTTCAGGTGGCAATTGGACATTGATTGGCGGTTCAATCGAAACCATCCCAACAATTACGATGCAGCAAAGAAATGCCCTGCATGACCTCTTTGCGATGTTTGATCAGATGCCTAAAGTCGAATCTATTCAGGCAGATGTGGTCAAGCGCGATGACTCGTCATTGTCGGCAGGTGATGATTACAACGCCAAAGTCACTTGGGAATCTATCCTTGAACCTCTTGGGTGGACAAAGGTCTATTCAAAGGCAGATGCCACCGCATGGCGCAGACCAGGCAAGAATGAAGGCGTATCTGCCACGACCAACTTCAACGGCAATGACAAACTGTTTGTATTTTCAACAAGCACTATCTTCAATGCTGAATCCTCATACTCAAAGTTTGCAGCCTACGCACAGATTGAACACAATGGTGATTTCAAACTAGCAGCCAAAGCCTTGCGTGAGAAGGGTTACGGAGCATCCAACGAGCTGAAAACCGATTGGGCAGGGTTAGAGATTCACGCACCTTCAATGGTGCAGTTACATGATGAGAATGAGGAAGTTGCCACAAGTTCTTGGATTCCACGCGAGATTTGGAATGAGGACTTTGAGGAAGAACCGCCACCCTCAATGCTTCGCCGTGAGGATGGGCATAACATTTTGTACGCCGGAAAGGTCAACGCACTCTTTGGCGAGTCTGAGTCAGGCAAGACTTGGGTGGCACTAGAAGCGGTCAGGCAGGAGTTAGCAAAGGGGAATTGTGTTTTCTACATTGACTTTGAAGATTCTGCACGAGGCATTCTCAATCGCCTGAAAACCCTCAAGTGCGACATGGAGAAGCTGAAGTCATTCAAGTATGCCAACCCTGATGAACCTCTCGGTGATGGCATCGGTGAGATCATGAAAACTGAGATTGGTAAGTTCATGCCAACCTTGATTGTCGTTGATGGTGTCAATGCTGCGATGAACCTACTTGCCCTTGACTTGGAAAAGAATAAGGATGCAACTACCTTTTCACAGAAGATTCTCAAACCCTTGAAGATATTTGGCGCAGGGATTCTGACCATTGATCATGTGACTAAATCAAAGGATAACCGGGGCAATTATGCCATCGGCGCTCAAGCTAAACGAGCAGACATTGATGGGGTGGCAATTGCCTGTGATGTGTCCTTGCCATTTGGCAGAGGCATTGACGGGGCATTGGAGTTGAAGGTGACTAAGGATCGCCCTGGCTATGTCCGAGCCATCTGCCCTGATGCAAAGACACTTGGCGTTGCCAATATCCGAAACGGCAAGGATGGGTCAATCTCGGTGTCAATCTCAGGTGGAACAGTTGCAGTTGCATCTGCCGACTCTCGCCTTGAGTTGGTCTCACAGTTTATGGAAGCACACGGATATGAAATGGGATTGAATGAGATCAGAGAAAAGATTCGAAAAGAAGGTCATAAGATTGGCAACACCGAGATTTCTGCGGCTCTGACATCGTTGGTCATGAGTGGTCATATGTTAATGAAAGAGGAAGGACAAAAGAAATTGTTCAAGCACAAGAAAACTTTTGTCGTTAATGATGTCCGAACTCTTGAGACTTTGCCTGTGGATAACTCTTGACAATGCAACCGCGCCGAACCGCGCCGAACCAATCCGCTAATTTCTCGGCATACTGCCGACAACCGCGCCGACGCGCCCCCTCTTTAGAGGGGCGCGGGGCGCGGTTCGGTGGCACGCTTGGGCGCGGTTAATATAATGAATTTCAACTTCAATCCAATAAACTGCCGAGCCTGTGGAAAACTTATTTGGCGCGGTTTATCTTCGGCAGGATTCGACACGAAACTTGATACGGCTCGACTCAACATTGCAGAAGAGATCGTGAAGATTTTGCAGGGTGCAAGAACCTATGAATGCCACAAGACTGTCATCTCATTTGAGGCAGTCAGAAGAACTTCAAGTCGGATTGCAATGGGAACCAATCCCAACGCCGTCACCCTTGCCACACACCTATGTTCGACCATGCACTTGTTTGAAACACCTGACATGGCACCTGCCTATTGGGGCAAGCCAAAGCCAATCCAAGAGTACGAAGGAGTTCCTTTCTAATGAACTGCAACATCTGCCAACGAGCCACCAAGAAAGAAGGCGCGTGCATTGTCTGTGAGCTAAAGGTCAAGGCGTGCCTGGTTGAACTTCCTGCCCTGCAACATGAGTCGAGTGAGCATCTTGCCCCTGCAAGGACAGGATCAGGCGCGGTGAGTGCAGAGCGTTCAATCGGCATCAATGTCAACGCATTGGACTTCTCGATGGCAACTGACCTGCTCCACATCCTGCATGGGTGGGAAGTGCCGATTCGGATTGGGCGTGGGCTTACACCACCTGCCTACCTAGACAAAAAGCCAACGATTGAGGCAGAGGTGGATGCCACCTGCTCGTTCCACCTGGCACACCTTGACTACACTTTGTTTCAGCCGTGGGCAGTAGAATTTGCATCAGATGTCTATGGTCTCCATGCCAAAGGTAGAGCAGCAGCAAAGAAGTTCTCTGAACAAGCCCGGCGCATTCCTTGTCCAAGTGATGAGTGCAAACGATTTGTTGTCATAGATGTTGAGAACTTAACTGATGAGGTCTCTTGCTTTGGATGTAAACAATCGTGGACAGTAGCTCGATTGGTGAAGTTGGCGATGAGCAATCCGAATCGAAAGTTCTTTCTTGATGTTGAGGCAATCAGTTTGTGGCTCAAGATAAGTCAGAGAGAGATTTATCGGATTGTCAAACGCCATGATATTGAAAAGCGTGGAAGCCTTTACAACTTCGGAGACATTTTGAAAGTGGTGCAATTGTGAATGATTTGACAAAGTTGGCAATCAATTATGCTAGGCTTTCGCCATCAGGTTTTGCTATCCCTGTGACAGCATATGGATACACACAATGCTGAAGATAATCATAAACATCGGTGATGTCGCAACTGAGTTGATGACAGATCAGGCACTTTCATTTGATGCCATTGAATCTTTACTTAATCGTGCAGTTCAATCAACGGTTCAGTCATACCTTTCATTACCGGCTGAGGATCGTCTTGCTGCACTTGGATTGGATACTTCTGAAGATGATGATGAGGAAGAGGACTGACACAACTGCAAAGTGTCGCCGATGTAAAATAGATTTGCCTCTTGATTCATTTCACAAAGATAAGCGAACACCGAATGGTCACTATGACATTTGCAGAGATTGTCGCAACAAACATCGCATGATTACAAACATTACAGATGAGCAGTACGATGCGTTCCTTGTAGCACAAAACAACAGTTGTGCTATCTGTGGAATACATACATCAGAGGCAGAGCGCGGTTTAGTTGTTGACCACAATCACGACACTCACAAGATTCGTGGACTCTTATGCACACGATGTAATGTAGGTCTTGGGTACTACGGTGACGACACCACTAAGTTGTCAATGGCTATTGAGTATCTGATAAAGACTGATGGTATTGCCTAGACCTTGCAATGGTTGTGGTGTTGTTGTTCGAGCTACACGATGCAACAGTTGCAAACGATTACTAGAACGCAAGCGCCCGAAGCGTGCAGATCGTGGATACGATAGCAAGTGGCATGAGCTATCTCGGACAATGCGAGCGTTGCAACCATTTTGCACAATCTGCCATTCAACCAAAGATTTAACTCTTGATCACATCAAGCCACTATCACAAGGCGGTTTGTCAATTCCAAGCAATGCACAAGTCTTATGCCGCAAATGTAATAGTCGAAAAGGTTCACAATAGCCAAGACCCCCCGGTGGCACACATGGGTACACGGCAGATTTGCAAAACAAGCGTGATAGCGTAACCCCGCGTATTCGCTTGAGCATATGACCGCAATTTACCATAGGGGGCGTTTAATTTACATGAAGGCAAAAAAAATATGACAGGGCCAGCACCGAAACCAACTGAACTCAAGCGTGTATTGGGAAACCCAGGCAAACGCAAACTGCCTGATGTGAGCAATGTTATTGCGCTTCCACGCATTGATGACAAGCCACCTGCGCAACTTTCAAAGGGCGCAAAGAAACTTTGGGCAGACATTCGTGCAATGGCACCGTGGATTGCAAACTCAGATGGCATCGCCTTGATTGAACTATGCGAGAAGTTTGATCGCAAAACTCAACTTGTTGAAAAGTTGAAAGAAACAGATTATGTGCTTTTCACAGACAAAGGCTATGCCTATGCAAACCCACTTGTCGGAATGATTAGCACAACAGAGAATGAGATTTTGAAACTTCTGTCAGTTCTAGGTTTGACACCTTCTGATAGAAGCAAGTTGGGGGTTGCAGAAGTTAAGGTTCGCAGTAAGTTAGACGAGCTACTTTCGCAAAAGCGTAATGTCTGACAAGTCTTGGCCGCCACGATGGTTGACTGAAGTTCCACTTGAAGATCAGATTCGTGGAGACGGTGACTTATACGCCGACTTTGCCGAAGCGGTTTGTCGAGTCACAAAAGATTCAGTCGCATCGCCTGCCGGCAAGTTGCTATCGCTTCGCCCGTGGCAGCGCGAGTTGCTTCGTCATTCACTTGCTCGCCGTGAAGATGGAAGATTTCGTCATCGCACCGCCCTGGTCGGAATGGCCCGGAAGAATGGCAAGAGTGCATTGGCTGCTTCAATGGGTCTTGCCGGTCTAACAGTCGGCGGCAACGGTTCAGAAATCTATTCGTGTGCAGCAGACCGCGATCAAGCAAGAATTGTATTTGGCACCGCCAAGCGAATGATTGAAATGGATCAAGAACTCTCATCCATGTTCACCCTCTACCGCGATGCAATTGAGTTCAAAGAAAAGGCTTCTGTCTATCGAGTCCTTTCGGCAGAGGCTTACACAAAAGAAGGTTTGAACCCTTCACCGCTTGTCATCTTTGATGAGGTTCACGCACAACCGAGTTGGGATTTGTGGAACACACTCTCACTTGCAGGTGGCGCACGAGCTGATTCATTGCTCTTTGGAATTACAACGGCAGGTGTGAAAACACAAGCCAATGGTCAAGACTCACTTTGCTATTCGCTCTACCAATACGGGCAACGAATCGTCAAAGAAGAAACCAAAGACCCATCATTTTTCTTTGCATGGTGGGAACCTGCAAAACCTGAAGGTGATCACAGAGACAAAGATATATGGGCTGAAGCAAATCCTGGCTTGCACGATATTGTTGATCTAGGCGATTTTGAGAGCGCCGTGTTGCGTACCCCTGAAGCTGAGTTTCGCACCAAGCGCATCAATTGCTTTGTTAGCACATCTGTTGCATGGTTGCCAACAGGATCATGGGAAGCGATAGAAGATAAAACAAGAGTTCCAATACCTGGTGAAGAAGTCATTCTTGCCTTTGATGGTTCATTCTCCAATGACTCAACTGCACTTGTTGCATGGTCACTTGGCGGTGAAAAGCCACACTTGAGCGTTCTTGGGTTATGGGAAAGACCAGAAGATGCCGAACAAGGATGGTATGTACCAATTGCAGAAGTTGAACAGACAATCATTTCAAATGCACGAGATAATAGATTTGATGTGCGCGAGATTGTTTTTGACCCTGCCCGATGGAACCGAACCTTTATGGTTCTTGATGAAGAAGGACTCCCCGTTGTCGCCTACCCCAACAGCGCAGAGCGAATGGTTCCTGCAACACAAAAGTTCTACGAAGGCGTTGTCAATCAGTCGTTCACTCACGATGGGGATGAGCGCCTTGCAAGGCACATTGCAAACTGTGTCACGAAACAATCATCACGAGGTGTAATGGTTGCAAAGGCAAGTTCTCGCCGTAAGGTGGATGCCGCCGTTGCTTCAATCTTTGGTTATGACAGAGCCACCCAACCTGCGCCACCAAAGCCACCTACTCCACGATATTTTTCTATCCAAGTCTAAGGAGATCAATGAACTTCTTGAAGAAGATTGATTATGCACTCATCATTGAGGTCATCGGTGTCTCTTTGGTAACAAGTGGGCTTTGGATGCTTTCCGTACCTGTCGCATTGATTGCGCTCGGTGGGTTTTTAGTATGGGCGACAGAAAAGGTTGAGAAATGAGTTTGAGTAAAAGACTGCGCGGAGCAGGAGACAAGCGAGCCAACAACAGTCAATATGTTGAGCCGATCATCCCTGGTCGCCCTGCATACATGGCACCTTCAGGAATTGATGTAACTGCCGACAGCGCAATCCGTATGTCAACAGTTTATGCTTGCGTGCGCCTTCTAGGTGACACAATCAGCTCACTACCGCTTGGCGCTTATGTACGCCGTGGTCGCGCTCGCATTTCTTATGCAGCAGCATATGGTGAAACTCCATATTGGGTGAACACTCCCAACCCTGAAACATCACGCATTGAATTTTATGAGCAAGTCATTTCATCGTTGAACATTCACGGAAATGCCTTCATCTTGACCGTACGCGATGACAACAACGAGGTTGTGGAACTTTATTGCCTCAACCCTGATGATGTCAGAATCCGCCGTCTGCGCCCTAATGAACCCCTTGTGTATGAAGTTCAGACACGCGATGAGCAGGGTGCATATACTCAAATTCTTACAAAGAATGAAATGCTTCATATCCCATTGTTCAGACTTCCTGGATCGCACTATGGTCTCGGCCCAATCGCTGCTGCTCGACTAACAATCGGCGCTGCTATGGCAGCCGATACTTATGCAGCAGCATACTTCGGCAATGCAGCCAACCCAGGCGGAGTCATTGAAGTTCCAGGTGAGCTAACAGAAGAACAAGCGCAAGATATTGGGCGCGATTGGAATATCACACACACAGGCCCTTATCGCGCAGGAAAAATCGGCGTGCTTTCAGGCGGTGCTTCATTCAAGCCATTGACTTTGAATGCCCAAGATGCACAATTGCTAGACACACGCCGGTTCAATGTGGAAGATATTGCACGCCTGTTCCGCGTTCCAATCAGCCTTTTAGGTCATCCGGTAGCAGGTGCGATGTCATTTGCATCAGTTGAAGCACAGAATCTTTCCTTTGTTCAACACTCATTGCGCCCATTGCTTGAGCGTTTAGAGCAATCTTTCAGCACTTTACTTCCTGAACCTGACGGTTTTATCAAGTTCAATCTTGATGCTTTGCTACGCGGTACAACACTTGAGCGATATGAAGCATATACAAAGGGCTTGCGTGAGGGTTTCTTGAGCCTAAACGATGTTCACCAAATGGAAGATATGGCACCGATCCCTGATGGTGACAACTATCGCGTGCCATTGCAAAACATTGATGCAAGTGATGCAAAAGATGTTGGTGTCAAGTTGCGTGCTGAAATCGTTACTCAGCTCGTTCAAGTTGGATATGACCCTGAAGCGGTATTGGCTGCGATTGGAATGGAACCTATGGCACACACAGGAGTTCCTTCAAGTCAGTTGCAACCTGTTGCACAAATTGACCCAGGCGATCCTACATCTGTCTATGAGGTCAACTCTCGACAGGCTCGTAATGATCAACCACATATGATTCTTCAAGTTCCTGAACCAACAGTCAATGTTGCAGCACCTAATGTGACGATTGAACCTGCGATGGTCATGTTTGATTCACCACAGGTTAATGTTGAAGCGCCGAATGTCACCGTTGATGCTCCAACTGTCAATGTGACAAATACAATTGAACGCACTCGTGTTCGCAAGAGAATCATCCGCGATGAGAACAACCTCATTGTCGAAGTGATTGAAGAGTTTGTTGAGGGGGATGAATAATGGCAACAGGTCTAAGTTCATATCTTGCAAACAAGTTTCTTGATGCAGTTGGCAACGCCACCGCCTATTCAGCAGCCAATGTCTTTGTGAAGCTACACATCGGCGACCCAGGCGCAAATGGCATAGGCAATCCTGCAACTGAAACAACTCGTCAATCAGTTTCATTTGGAACTGCATCAGGTGGCGGATTGACTTCAGATGCAAATGTTTCTTGGACAAACATTGCAGGTTCAGAGGATGCGACATTCTTCACGGCTTGGGATAATGCGACAACAGGCAACTTCCTGTTTAGTGGTGCCATTACAGGCAACTCTTACACGGCAGGAGATACCTTCACCATTCCAAGCGGTTCTCTGACAGTATCGCTCACACTAGCGAGCTGACATGGCGCAGTTTGTTCTTGATACCTCTGAACTCGATGTTGATGTTCTAGGGCCGATCACATTTGCAACTGCAAATGCAACTCTCGGTTCTCTGAGTGCAAGTGCAACTGCTCGGATTGATAATCTTGTTTCGGCAAGCGCACCTCTCGGTGGACTTCTAGCACAGGCAATGATTCCTCAACCTGAAACTGCCGTTGTTGGATCGTTCGGAATGCCGAACTTTGTTCAGCCTAACTTTGTTCTTCCAACACCTGAACCAAAGATTCCAAGTGTGATTCTTGCAGGTGCTTCTGCATCATTGGGTGTTGTGAGAATAAATGCAGTTTCACAGATTGACTTTTCCGTACTCAATGACGATGCAGAAGTTCTGCTTCTGATTTAAGGATAAAAATGCCATATTTCATCTCAGATAAACAAAGCGATTGTGCAGGTTGGGCAACTGTCAAAGAAGAAACTGACGGTTCCTACACAACAATTGGTTGCCATGATGACAAGCAAAGTGCAGTTGATCAGATGGTTGCAGTATCTATCGCAGAGGATATGCAACCGGGTGGAGAAATAAACACTCGCGCAGTTGATTTGAGCGTTCCTTCTTTCATTCGTGAAAATGCTCAACGAGGTCTCAAATACCTTGAAGAAGGTTTTGGGGGCGATGGCTTAACTGATGGCACAAAGCGTGAAGCACGCGAAATGGCAGCAGGTCGAATCACCGAAAACAAAGTTCGCAAGATGGCACCCTGGTTCGCTCGCCATCAAGTTGATGGACAAGCACCAAAAAATAACGATCCTTCAGATTCACAGTATCCAGGCGCAGGTCTTGTTGCCTGGTTGTTGTGGGGTGGAGATTCCAACTTTTCTGACAGGGCGCAAAATTGGGCGCAACGCAAGATTGATGCGCTCGATGCCGAATCCGATTCAAGGAGCAAAATGAAAAAAATTGAACGCCGCACATTCACGGTGCGAGATGTTGAAGCACGCCAAGCTGAAGATGGCACAATGCGCCTTTCAGGGTATGCAGCAGTCTTTAACGATTCAAGCGTTCCCCTTCCTTTCAAGGAAAGCATCGCACCGGGAGCCTTTCGCAAGACTTTGATGGAAACACCTGATGTGCGCCTACTTATCAACCATGAAGGTCTGCCTTTAGCTCGCACCAAGAACGGCACATTGACTCTTTCTGAAGATGATCGCGGCTTGTATATGGATGCAGAGATTGCAGACACATCAGAGGGGCGCGACCTTTACAAGTTAGTTGAGCGCGGAGATGTTGACCAAATGTCTTTTGCCTTCCGTGTGATTCGTCAGAAGTGGTCAGAGGATAGAACTCGCCGTGTTCTCACCGAAATCAGCCTTGCAGATGGTGATGTCTCAGTCGTCACATATCCTGCTTACCCAACAACAAGTGTTGAAGCACGCGAGGCATTGCGAAATGCCATAGATGCAATCAAGGAAGGCCGTGAAGTCACCGGTGAATCATTGATTGTCTTGAAAACAATCTTTGATGATTTGAGCGAAGGTCATGAATACATCATGAAAGCCGTTGAAATGATGGCAATGCTTACAGGCGCAGAGGGTGAAATTGAAACAGAGTCACGCGAAAATGTGGGCGACTTTGTTGAATGGGATTCAAGCGGTGGAACTGCTAAGGGTCGCATTGAAAGAATCCTACAAGAAGGCACTCTTAACATTCCTGGCACAGACTTTACCATTGAAGCTGAAGAAGATGATCCTGCCGTTTTGATTCGTGTCTATGAAGAATTCCGTGACGGCTACCGACCAACAGAAACTTTAGTTGGTCATAAAATGTCTGAACTTCGTTATATTGAACCGCTACCTGAAGCAACCGAAGAAGAAGGTCGCAAGATTTCTCTTCGCTTAGCACAGGCAATCGTTAATCGCACAAAATAAGTTTCTGTCAGCAATCTGACAGATCGAAGTCGGAGCGAGACTCACACCCTGCAAGCGCCGTGAGAAGCATCGCCACCACCTCACTTCCAAAACAACAAACTCACAAGGAGACCAAATGTCATATTTTGACAAAGTAGTTGAGCGCCGTGATGCAGTAAAGGCAGAAATGGATGCAGTTCTCGAAGCAGTTGCAGAAGAGAACCGCACCGACCTTACTGTTGAGGAAACCGAGAAGGTTGATGCTCTCGTAGAAGAGGCACGCTCATTAGATACAAAGATTGAAAAGCTAAAGACACAGGCAGATGCAGATGCGAAGGCATCTGAGATTCGTGCATCAGTCGCATCAGTTGCAACACCACGCGTTGGTGGAACAACAGTTACACGCGAATCACGCACATACTCAGAGCGTTCAGATTCATCATTCTTCAAGGATGCTTACAACGCACAGTTCAAGTCAGACTTCACAGCACAGGATCGTCTTGCTCGCCATATGCGCGAAGAAGAGATTGAGCGCCGCGATGTTGGAACTGCACAGTTCGAAGGTCTTGTAATTCCACAGTACCTCATTGACCTAGCAGCACCACTTGCTCGTGCAGGTCGTCCATTTGCAGACTTTGCAACAAACAAGATGACACTTCCACCATCTGGCATGACCCTTAATATCTCTCGCATGACAACAGGATCATCAACAGCCGTACAGGTTACACAGAACGATGCAGTATCAGAGACAGATGTTGACGATACATTGCTGACTGTGAATGTTCGTACAATTGCCGGACAGCAAGACCTATCACGCCAAGCGATTGAGCGTGGAACAGGCATTGATGTTTTTGTTGCAGCAGACTTGATCAAGTCATGGCACACAACACTTGATGCGCAAATCCTAAATGGTGCAGGTACAGCCGGCACAATCAAGGGTCTGCGTGCATCAGGCGGAAACGCAATCACATTCACATCAACAGCACCAACAGTTGGTTTGCTATATCCAAAGCTCGCAGATGCAATCCAACAGATTCAGACAAACTCATTCACAAACCCAACACACTTCATCATGCACCCACGCCGTCTTGCATTCTTGCTCGCAGCAGTTGACAGCACAAACAGACCACTAGTTGTGCCAGCCGCTAACGGCCCAATGAATGCATCAGGTGTTGGAGCAGGTTCTTCTGTTTATGGAAATTCCGGGTATCAGATGATGGGTCTCCCAATCATTACTGATGCAAACATTGGAACAACATACGGAACAACAACAAACCAGGATGAAATCTATGTTGTCAACGCAGGTGAATCTCACCTTTGGGAACAACCAGGATCACCATTCACACTTCGTTACGATGCAACAGGCGCAGGTAACTTGACAATCAAGACTGTCGTATACGGCTACGCAGCGTATACCGCAGAAAGATACCCTCTAGCAGCCTCAATCATCTCAGGAACCGGATTGTCGGCACCTAGCTTCTAAAGATAGAAGCATCAACCTTCTAATCTGAAGGTTCTTTAATAGTGTGAAGAGTGGGTAGGCTCCCCCCGACTTACCCACTCTTCACCTCTAAGATTCGGGGGAATCACATGAAAACAGGTCACACAGTAACAATCGGGTCTTGCGATCCAGGAATGGTCAATGGCGCTTTCGCTTACAGACTCATTCAACTCTCAGGAGCTAGAAATTCAAAACTCGGCCCATTCGTTCGAGTCAAAGGTTCGGGCTTGTTATCAAAGCAACGCAATCGTGTTGTGAAACAATTTTTAGAAATGACCGATTCTGATTGGTTGTTGATGCTTGATAGTGATGAGCAACTCTCAATTGAAGCATTTGATGCTTTATGCAACACCGCCCACGACAAAGAACGCCCTGTTGTTGCAGGTTTAGTCTTTGCAGGTTTCGGTGTTCCTGGCAAAACTTATCCAAAACCCGTTCCTGCAATCTTTCAGGATTCGCCACAAGGATTCTTGCCCTTGTATAAATATGACAAGAACTCAGTTTTTGAAATAGATGCAGCAGGTACAGGCTGCTTAATGATTCACAGAAGCGTGTTGGAAAAGATGCGCGAGGTTGCAGACCCAAATCAAGGCAAAGATTGGTGTTGGTTTTGGGATGGGCCTGTCAATGGAGAATGGATTGGTGAGGATTTACTTTTCTCGCGCAGAATCAAATCACTTGGCTATCCAATCCATGTGAACACTTCAGTAATACTTCCGCACCAAAAGTCATTTTGGTTAGATGAAAGTCATCACGAAGCATGGAAAGACTAAAGAAACTTCTTCGCAGAAAGCCGAAAGAAACGGCAACTGCGGAGCCACAATTAGAACGAGCAATCCTGCCGAAAGCAGAAAAGAGGATAAAGCGTGGCGATCACTAACGGTTATTCCACACTTGCCGAGTTGAAGGCAGCATTGACAATCACCGATTCAACAGATGATACAGCTCTTGAAGCAGCCATCAATGCAGTAAGTCGAATGATTGATGACTACACAGGGCGATTCTTTTACAAAGACGGCACAACACAATCACCTGTTGCCCGGTATTACACCGCCGTTGATCCCT